TTTTTGGAGAGTTATCAAGCTATCAAGAATCACATTTTGTGAGTTGAAGAAGCTTATAAATGGCGCATATATTTCGCGGACAAGGATCCCATTAACGTACACCTGAGGATTTGCCACAGGACTACCCAATATGGGACCATTGCTTGGATTAACAGCAGTAATATTTACCTTGAAGGTAAAGTCATAGTAGCCGGAAACAGGAGCTGTGTAGCTTGTGCTTGGCGTCAGAATGATGTTGTTATTAGGATCATCAACAATATTGGTAAAATTAAGCTGAGTTCCCAAGGTATAGACAGCGTTGCTGCCATAGTTAACGGTTGCGCGATAGGTAGTAGAAGGGATAAAGTTTGGAACATTCAAGTTAGTTATACATGCATTCGTGAAGTTGGCATTTGTTGAGTTGAGCGAGTTGAAGTAGCCTTGCGCTCCCCACACTTGAGAAGCCTGTAACTTATTAGCTACACATGAGTTGTAAGCATTTGCTTGCTGAAACTGGCCACAATTTGCATTGAGACACGTTACGCACGCTTTGTCGAGATTGAGTTGATTTGATGGTAATGGACAATTCATAGATGACTCCTAACACGACCGTAGCTGTACGGCCAACATCCCCGTGAATAGTTTTCCTTATCTCCGCCTGCCCGGCGTAGCCTTAACTTTCGTTATCTCTTCGAGGGCGAAGCCTGGGTGAATAATATCTTATTCCCGAGATGCTTTTTTACCTAAAGAATCGATATAAGGGCTAGAGTAATAACCTAAACGAGGGTACTCATGATGAACTGCCTGCCGCGGCAAATTGGCCATAGCAGCTTGGTCCTCGCGAACCATACCACCATCCGCCAATTCTTGTCGACGACGAGGATCACATGTCTCTTCAGGATACGGTATAGCCATTAGCTTACGATCTTCACGCACCAGTTCGTCATTAAATACCTTTGCGTAATTACTGCGCGATTCTGCGCGATTCGGCGCGCGAACCGGCTCATGGTCTTCTCGGGGCTTCACTCGCCCATAAGTCATGAATATGTCGAGCATCCTAGGCATAGTTATACCTTCTTAGGAAGGAAGTTCTTGGCGCGCTGTGAATCATCATGGTCCATTTGCTTATCAACGCCACGAATTGTGTCATCGATACCTTCGGGAAGATACGGACCGGTACGAGGATAGGGCTTAATCATGACTTCTTGCGGCAGGTTGGCAATGGCACGATGATCTTCGTGGATCATGCCAGCATCTTCCATTTCCATACGGCGACGGCTATCCATACCTGAATAGTAATCATGATGTTTGAAATTTCCGATAACTCCGCCATCATCTGAACCGCGAGCGGATGATCCACGTACTGATGAATAATGTCTTTTAGCCATAGGGGCTCCTAGAGTAACTGCAAACCCCTACTTCGCTAAAGCTTCGTAGGGTTGCAAGGTTGTACCTCTTACCAGGACCATCTCGCGATAGGCGAGTGGATGTAAGTGGATTACCCTTAAGGACCAAATGTGGACAATAGCAAGCATCTGTAGACAAGTTGTCGACAGTTTGGAGACAACTGAACTACTCGGAAAACTACTAGGACTCATTTTGTTGTTGCAGTACGTCCTAGTTAATTTCGGAGTAGACAAACGTAGACATTGTACTAGATTACTTTCCAAGCTGAATCATTGGCAGAGGATTATCTAAATGGAATATAGTCTCAAAGAATCATTGTGTTTAATTAGACAACTGAAAACCAATATATGTTTCCTGTCTCAAGGAGATCGAGAGCTCAAGAGAACTCCCTATCGCAAGCGCTTGATTAAGAATCTTAAAAGTGCCTTTGAAATAGCAGACGCGCTTGACTCACTATTCTGCACGATGCTTTTCGATGAAGAGGAAATGGAAAGGATCCTTAAGGCTCAGCAAGAGGAAGAGGATTTCATTACTCAAACCATACAATGTAGTAAGATTCCTTCGCGCAAGCGCTTTGCCAAGGGTCGTATATTATAAAGCAGCGGTCGTTTTGTGAGGAAGCGCTACACAAGAGTGCTACGACGCTCATAATATTCATATGATCTGTTGTTCCTGTTGAAGTTTGCCTTCTTCCTTAATCTTCATCATATCGGCAACTCTAATAAGTGTCTCTATATGGCCAATGTCGATTCCCTCGAGTTCTTTTGCACCCCGTATCAGATCGAGAATTGCCATATAGTGATCTTTTTCAGCAGCAGCAGAACGCTCTTCTGCCAGCGCCTGGTTCTCTTTGACCCGACTAAGACGTTCGAGACCAAGACCTTGATCGGCGATGGAGCGAGATTTCGCCAATTCGGTGCGAGCTTCCTGCTCTTTAATCGCGGCTTGCATTTGCATCTGCTGCATCTGTTGCGCCTGTTGCTTCTGGGCGTTAATAGCTTCGAGCAACTTCTTCTTGTCCTGGATAATAGCAGCATCCAAAAGCGACTCATCAGGTATTGGAACCCCAAGTTCGCGCAATTGCAAGAGCTGAGCGAATTGCATCTGCTTCTGAGTCGTCGTATTAAAGCCTTCTTCAATGGCGCAGCCATATTTTCCAAACGCCTTCGAATAGAATTGAGGGGCAGGCTGTTGGCCCTCGAGGATCTTTTGCACCTTGCCTGGTGTAAAATTAGCCTGAATCAATTGAATCATCAAGTTGCCCAAGAGCTTCTGTGCATGGTCGAGATTATCGAATAATCCCTGAAGGGTGGTAAGTCCAGCCCCTTGCCTCAACATAGAGAGAATTCCTGCCTTGTCATCGACCGCTGAGCCGAGCAACTCTTCATTGACGCCCGAAATCTCTTGGATTTCCTGACCCATGATCTTTGATAGCTCAATCATTGATGGTGGCACTTGAGGAGCCTGAATCTGTATAACATCGGTCATATTCGCTTCTTCTTTGAGAGCGAGTCCTCGGCCCTGTCCCGTCAGTTGCCAGACGTCTTTAGGATTTACCAGAGCGTTCTCTTTATAGATGAAGCCCGAGTTTATTTGAGACTCAAGAATATCGAGTTCTATAACTTTGCGACGATTATAGAGATACTGCGCATCACGCATACCACGAACAAGACCTTGAACGCGAGTTGGGAAATAGGGAAGCTCTGGAGCATAATACGAGAAGACAGGTATAAAGGGGTAGAGATCTGTACCATTAGGATTATTCCCATCGTAGAATACTTTTCCTTGGATAACGATCGCTAATTTAACGGTAGGAATCTCTTGCTCTAAAAGTACGAGGTTAGGGTACGTCTGCATATAGAACTTGAGCTGGTCGTCATTGCCGCCTCCAGGCCATTCCATAATCTCACCCGTCTGAGGATCACAGATAACCTTCTGCTTACGGTAATCGCGATACCAGAATTCGTCATAACTCAACAGATTTTTCATGCCATAGTTATAAGATTCCGGCATGAATTGGAACTTGCCATCTCTACCAGTTCCTGAATCAAGCCCTTGAAGCCCAAGGATCTCGTCAGTTTGACCTGGCAGAAGTGATATTGCCTCACGCTTGGTCAGGAATGACCGCTTCCATATGGCACGACAATCGGAAAGATCAGTTTTTCGGAAGTAGGGATCGATAAGGAAGCTATTGTAGCTACAGTTATCAACTCGTATATTCCCCGAAACAGGATCAGTACGATAATCCATCCATACATGGAGCAAGTTCATACCCGTAACGAGCGATCCTTCAAATGCATTAGATATCGATTCAAGCACATTTTCATGCTGGTTGAGCCACATGAGAATCTTCGTGAACTGATCAGCAGTCTCTGCATCACCATTCTCGATGGGCGTCACAACAGTCGACTTGCGATTCTTGCGCTGATAGCCCGAGATCATATTGATTACTCGTCTGATTCTATTAAAAGTAAATTGCCTTCTGCGATTAGCAGGTAAATTCCCATAGAGATCATTATAGACCGTCTGGTCAAACTGCCAGAATCGGGTGTCCGTATCTGCCTCTCCCCAAAATGACTGGTTAATCGTTATGCTTTCGGCGTAAAACGATTCCATCAACGCGAGTATATTGCGATGAGGTTCGTCGTAATATTGGGGCCCAAGTTGGGGGAAGAGCATAATAGTGTCCTCGAATCAGCGTACTTAAGTCGAGGACACCCTATGCCCCAAATATGGAAATTAGCAAGTCTTCGCTTGGCTACGATGGAATTTCAAGAGAAGCGCCAAGCTACGCCGTGCAAGCAATACTTAGTAGTTTCCGGAATATTCGAACTCTTTTGCCTTCTCTGCCTTCTTCTTATTCTTCTCGTCGAGCAGCTTTTTGATATGCGGATAACGATATCCCACAAGATAGGCCGAAAGATCGAGCGACAAGGTAGCAAGGAGTGCATCCATATCATCATCTGGGTGGCCCGTCTTGTGGATATTATAGAGCGAATCGAGATGTCGTAGATGGTATTGAGGAACAAGTATCGTAAGAGGTATGAGATTGCCAAAGTTGGTAATCCATCCATCCTGTCCCTTAGCTCCAGTTCTGATCTTAGAACGCAGCGTATCACAGAGCCAGCACGCGCAGGTCTTGTAGTCATACTTAACTACAGCTGGATTATCTCCCAATTCAGGGAAAACTCCCTTGTTGTTGTTATATTCATAGGTGTGATTCATGACTCTCCTCAGTAGGAAGACATACACCACTCGCTTAACGCGAGATGGGGTAAGAGTATTACAGATAACATTAATAAGGTGGCAAATCATCTCTAAATATCGAAGGCAAATTGGCATTATCTCCGTAGAGCGCGGCGTTTCGGCGTCGCTCAAAATCTTCAGGGCTTTCCCCTCTCCTCAAAAGGTGCAACGATATGCACAGATATCGTAGGCAATCAGCCCAATGGGAGGACCAGTCATGCAGTGGCTCATTATGGTAAACCTTATTCTTATGGTCGTATTTTTGACGGTAGTTTTCGATGGCCTTGAGGAACGATGAGCAGCTGCTGTCTACCCAAATCTTAGCAAGCGAGCTCCGAACAGCTTCAATACCGTCCTCAAGCGTCACCTTGGGATGACCAGGAGCTATCGTGAACGTGATTCCGAGCTGACGAGCCTTCTCCCAGCGCGTTATACCTGATCCAAACTCTTTAACCCGAATGTCATGAGGAGCTATATGCTTGCCATAATCATATGGCTTCTGCTTGACCACCTTGATGTAGTGCTCTAATCCAACCTTAGAATTTTCATAGCTGTCAATTATTCTTACAGTCTGTCCGATTATCTGTACAAATAGAATCGTAGTCGAATCGGATACTCCCAAGTCCCAAGCAGTATGTACTTCATGCGCAGGTTCCCATGGAACGTCGCCAATCTGGCCGCGCAGGCGCATACGATCAAGGTACTTGGTGTAATATGCACCTTCGACGCCCATCTCAAAGCTGCAATAATATTCTTGTTGTATTAAATCATCGGACATTAACCCTTCTGACTTCTCCTTCTCGATGAAGGAGAGGGGAATATGATTAGTTTGCTCTACCGAGAGTTTGAGACAATACCATTCTGGATTTGTCCGGGCAATTTCATAGAGCGTAAAGAGGTGATTCTTTCCCCGTGGAGTCGATACAAATAGACTCCAACCATTATTAGCAACCAAAATAGGGCGAAGGAACTGATAAGCACGAGGATCTTGGATCGCATATTCACTGAATACTACTCCTTGTGGGTTAGTACCAACCAGTGAGTCAACGTTATCACTTCCCACGATTTGTATCAACGAGCCATTCTTGAGATTGATCTTCATCTCTTGGGAATTGGTGGAATCGATGATCTCCTTGGGAATATATTCAAGGAAGCGCTCGCCCGTGTTGGTAATTGCATCCCATATGACCATTTTGCCTTGTCGGTAGGTCGGGAATATGTACCAATAAGTGCCCACCTTCTTAAGCGCAGCGCGTATCATGACATTAAACGCACAGACGTCTTTACCAGCTCGACGGGGCAATATACACAAGACGCGCTTATAACCCTTGTTGAGTATCGCGTCCATGATAGGAATCTGATATTCACGAGGCTTAAAGCGGTTGAGATGAACGGTCGTCATTACGGACATTAAGGCCTCTGTTTGAATACAGAGACCGTAAGCCCATAACGTGATGAAAGTAAATAGTATTCTAAGTATATTCATATATTATTAATGAGGACGACGCGCTGTTGATTCAGATGCTATTTCGTGTGCCACGAGGCCCTCTCGCTGTTGATTCAATTGTGAAAAGGTGTAATCTACCAGCACCTTGCCTACTAAAAACAGCACAATAAAGACAGAGATAAGAGATGCTATATGGATAAGGAAGCACCTATAGCTCGTATCATGATCACATATTCTTTTTTCAGTACAACAACAGCTCATTATTCCCCCTCCTTATTCTCGAACATACCCGCAGTCATCGGTCCCCTCTCAGTGACTCAAAGGGTTTGTAGCTTTTAGGCTTTTGGAATAAGCGCGCCAAGATATAAATCTCTAAGCACAAATCTTCTAAGTCCTGCTTCTCTTGAGGCTGACTAAAATCACTTCCAAGCATCCTTCGAAATGAATTTGAATTTTCAAGAAGGATATTAACTGCTTCTTCATACGATATGTCATTTAAATTGTGCTTTTTGAACATACTCATTCCTTATTCTCGGACTTTTCGATACGACCATTCTTGGTTAGGGAGCGTGATGCTTTCGAACTTGTCGATAATCGCCTTCTCAATAACCGCTGCGACTCCCTTATCAATGGGATGGAACATACTGAACTGCGACTTGCCCATCTTGCGTTGCGGATAGACCACATAGTACACGCCATCAGGAGCCACCATAATAGCGATAGATCCGAGATATATGGCGTTATTAATTACCAAACTGGCAAATCCTACAAGACCATCCTTCTCGCGAATTGGTATAACACGCACGCCTGATATATCGACCGACTTGTGCGCCGATTCGTCCGCCGAAGCTTTAGCGTAGGAGGAAGCTTCATAATCCCTGAGAGTCTTTTCGGCTTGTGGTTGGCCTGGAGGAGCTTCTGTTAAAGTACTCTTCTGTATCGTGCGGAGTTGTGGCATCAGTAAATATTTCAGCAAGGGCATATTGAGCCTCCGTCACTAAGGTTACTAAGTGTTTATATGGTTCCTGCTCATGGTCAGGCTTATTGCGCAATTGTCTTAATCTATCAGTAACTTCGCGTATTTTGGCCCATTCGTAGACCGCTCTTCTGAGATCTTCACAAGTTTTAAGGGAGATGAAGAGAATCTTCCCCTGGCGTCGTTGCTTAAGTTCGCGTTCGTATGCTTGCAGTCCTACTACAATGCGCTCAAGGTTGTGCTCATCGAATCCCTCAAGTATCTGCTCAATAGGAATCTCAGGTATCGGTGGTGGCGGAAGTACTTTAGGCATTGGCAGCCTCCTCATCACAGGTACAATCGGTATCACAATCTTCTCCATCTGCCGGCCGCATAGCAACCGAGATGTGAATACTCACTCCTATCGTGTCGAGTCGATCCTCAACGAACTGAAAGAAGCCTGCTATATTCGAAATTAATTTGCAAGCTGCGATATTACGTTGATGTTCATCGAGATGATTAAGACCTTCTAATTCTATATGCCATTCGGGAAGGTTGTATGATTCAATATCTGACATTTCGTCACAACTCTCACAGCGGATGACAACATCAGGATGGTTCATGATTATCCTTCTTCAATAGGGGTACTAAGGGTGAATCTGGTATACGCTCCATAATGACAACAGCCTGCGTAGCGACACGAGCAGACTCTTTCATTTTCATGTCCTCAACCATTTGACGGTAATCGCGATTATAGAGTGCGTATTTACGCATGAAGACATTGCCGTCCTTCTTGCGATCTAATGCATCTTGATATCCCGATTCACCGATGATATAGGAGGCAATCTCAAGGCAATCCTTGAAGTATTCATTCTCAGTGGCAATGCCCTTGAACTTATAGGGGTTGATGCCCAAAGAAGCAGCAAACATGCCCGGATCGGTACATCGACCTGCACGTACTTCGTTGAGCATATAGAGTCCCAACTTATTCTGCTCTTCAGTATCAGTTGGCACTTCTGCAAGTCCCTGCCATCTACGTTCGATATCGAGTGATCGCTCTCCAGCGGCTGGTATTCCTGAAGCTTCCATACCAGAAGCGGGCATGCCAGAAGCGTCATTGCCACTACACGTCGTAGGTATAACCAACTTCTTTCGCTTGGTGTCATAGAATGGCTTCTTTCGTGGACCGTCAGGATTAAATTTACGCTTCTCGGTCATACTCATCCTTCTTGGCTTGAATGAGCTCCATCATCCTTAAAGGCAGCGCAACTTTAATTAACGATGGCTTGTATGACTCAAACATCTCAGTAGCATTCTCACAATGGCGTACTGTGCGAGTAACTCCTTCATTCGTTGTTTCCATCGATTCTCCACTACAAGAATCCATGTTGCATAAGAAGCAACGTTGCTTAGTCAACTTCTCTTTCCAGGGGATAGACTTAGCGCACCAAGGACAGTAGTCTACCGGTATGCTTTTCAGGTAATGACCATCCCATAAGAAATACTTTTCGATCTCGCCATTGGAATTATGAGACCAATCAAGACATTCATACTTGATTATCACTTCTTCAAATTTCGTACAGCAATATTTACTCTTAGTCATGGCTTGTCCTTCAGAGAGATGCGCGCGCTCGTTTTACATTTTGTTGCACCAGTCGCATTATTCATATCCCACCCGCTTGATAATAGGTATGTCAGAGGTTCTATATAATCTTCGTGAATGAAAAGGGTGCCGAAAGCTGGGAATATTGAGCTCGCGTACGCGCTTATGGAAGAGATAGTAGTAAAGATTCGTCTCAAGAATCATTTGCGCTTCTCCTAAATACCATGCGGGATCGAGTCTTCGTTTAATTTCCTGAAGAACAGGGAATCCACAGCACTGCTTGCCTTCATGAATAGTCCACGGCAAGAGTCGATGGAAGAGGGACCAATCTTTATTACTGAGGCCAAGATAGTAGCGCACTTGCTGAACCGATAAGTAGCTCTGATCCATGTCATATTTGGTGATGAGCATGCGGATACACCTTTGCATAGGGTTCAACGGGAATAATGATGAACTCAGTGCGCGGAACATCGCTCCAGAATTTCAGGCCAAATGCGCTGTAAACAATCGAATCATCTCTGTAGAGAATTCCCTCAACGCTATCCTCAACGAACTTAATGAGATTAGAGACATCGGGCCTAAATACATGGGGAGTATTCATAAGCTCGTCGGTGCGCGTAATGCTTGTCTTGGGAATAATAAAATGGAAGAAGGCAATCAGCTGTATCGGGTAAGTATAGAAGGGAAGGTTGCCATGTTGCGCCTCTACACAATTCTTAAATTCAAGCTTTTGGCGCTTTTGAGCATCAAAGGGACGAGTTCCCATGCCATAGCGTGGTCTTTGCAACGGAACCGGGGTCCCGGGAACCACATACTTCATCTGAGGCATCTCGAGTATACGCGTGTAAATCATTCTACCAGGCCCCAAATTTTGAATATAACGAACGATATCCTGATGGGTATACTAGTACATCAAAAATCACTTGTCTTCGTTTTTAACTAAATTTTGAACGGATTCTTGAGTTGGTATCAAATTATCATGTCCGAGCTTGCGGGCGAGAGCTATGAAAACATCGTTAAATACCGGGTCCATCGCCATCTGTTTGTAATGCGAGACTCGTTCAACTTCTTGATGGCCTCGTTCGATAGCGCGATTCATTTTCGTGACAGATGGAGCAATTGGCTCATCGTTGTAAGGAGTAGCGCGTTCTCTGGGTGGACGTGATATGCGCTGTCGATCCCTCTTGATGGGGCTCGGAGGACTCGCAACTTGTTGTGCGAGATGAGATGCCAGTGTGAGCTTCTTGAAACACATCTGCGAGTCGACATATCCCAACTCGTGGAGGAGCGCATCATTGGCGATCGCTTCAATTGCGATATCGTTGTTGCGTGAGTATTCGATACACGCTGCTTCAAAGAGTCGAAAATTGATCGACGTCTCATTGAGTCCGTGCTTATTGAGGCATTCGAGGCCATAGAGCAATGCTCCTTCGCAGTAGCGCATGAGCTTGATTTGACCCTTTGCCGTGAGATGCAGTAACTTAGTCACTCGCTCTCGAAGAAGCAGAGACATGGTAGATGCAACTTCTCGGCGTCGCTCGCGAATCTGATCCCGTATTTCATGCGGGCCACTTTGAACATCAACCATCTCAACCTCCTCAACTTGCGTAAGAGAAGAATCTCCCCTTACTTCTACAGAGCAATTGACTATCACTTCTCGAGAGTGAGTATTTACTCTCTTATACAATTGATTATCAACTTCTACGTTGATATTGGATTTATATATATCTCTATTCTCTAAAGGGACATTCGCTGAAAACAGAAGCCAGATCGATAGATAACGTGATGCTTGTTGGAACACATATTTGTACGCATCTACGAGGGGCCAAAGCTTAGCCTTGAGCTTGGGATGATGCAATATGGGATTGAGGTGGGTGACGTTGGAGTTGTTAAACCGACGCTTGGTAAATATGAGGCCATTGTCTCTCCAATAGGTGATAGATCGGTCAACGGTCTTCTCGCTGCGCTTAATCATTCTACCGACCTGTGGGGCTGAGAGCGTCACCCGCTTCCATAGCCTATTCGCGTTAATATGAGTGCTCAGGACCATAAGGGCAGAAGGCGTAGCATCTTCTATCACCTCCATAATCTTATTGATTCCACGGCTCCTCACGGCCTTGCGGGCGATAATTTCAGCATGAGTACGCTGTTTTAAGCGATCAAGCCGATTATTAATGCGCTCTTCAGCTTCTAATTCCTGATTCTGTGACAGTCTGACATGTTCGCCCGAAAGAGGGCCCAGCGCTTGACTTTCCAATAACGTTTGCATATTATAAATCATAATAATGCCTCCGTTGCGGAGCGTGTGAATGAATCAAAGCAATCTGGTTGTGGAGATGAGTGAGCAGTGAAGGACGAAGATGGCATTTTACTCTTGGCAAAATTGACAGAGGTATAACCAGAGTACTTGGCTGCTATTTTCCGAGGAGGTTTTAGTGTAGTTGCTATCATGGCTCTACTATCTTGTAGACATAGTTTCACTTACGAGGGCGAAGACTAGTGTCGAGGGGTTTAAAAATTGTTGAGGCTCGGGTTCAAATCCGGGCCTTAATTATGTTGTGCTTGATGCTTCAAAGGTTATACCACATCATTCTTCTTAGATCTACCATTCATTTTCCGATCGAGATCCATTTTCGCTTCATGAAGGGCGATATATTCACGGAATAATTTACACGTGATAGTGGTAAGTGTATGCCCGTAAAGGGGAACAATAGACTTCATTTTACATTTAATATCGCGGGGGATATCAACCGCAAATTTAGTTAATTTTGGAGCTTCATCATCTTGAAACATATCGTCATTTCCTACACTTTTCGTACAATTACTGTTGACATTTGCTATAGTAATGATACTATTGTTAGTAGATATAGTAAATAGCACTTTAGGGAGTGAAATAAAAGTAAGTCATGGATAGGCCTATAAGATCCGAATGCATCATAACGCTCGCCAATGCGCTTAAAGAGCTCCATAAGAAGCTTAAGCACGTTCCCAAAGATATGTGTAGCGATCAATATACCAAGGGTAAGTATAATTATCGTTACGCTTCTCTTCAGAGCATAATCGACACTGCTCGACCATTATTAGGTGAGTTTGGACTTGAGATAATACATTTCACGGAAACAGAGACACTTGTTGCCGTTCTCACACACATTCAATCAAATCAGTACATTGAATCGCGCTATAAGCTTATCTACAGAGCTGAAGATCCGCGAGCTTATTCAGCAGCAATCACCTTCGGCATGAAGGATACCTATCGCATGCTACTTGGCATGGTAGCCGACGACGACACGGACGGCCATTTAGCCGATTAGTAAAATCACCCGACTCACTTGGCCCACTTGGCTTAAGACCGATCAGATCAATATATTGATAGCCCTCGAAATCTGACACAACCCGACGCGCACCTGTCTCACTTGGCAAATTGACATTCTCCCCATCTCGCAAAGCGAGTGGTCTATGCGTCGTTGCGATCCAAAGAATCTTATCGATTGACGTAAATTGACATTCACCACATATCGCGGCCAGGGTACCTCGTACATTAAACATGCACGAGGAGATCCATGGAAGCAGTTTCGTTGTTGAAGACAGTTCTCGAGGAATTGACCCAAATTTCAGCTGAGCTGAAAGATCTCAGCCACATCAAGGTCATACGATTAAACAGGCCGTATCTTTCGCCTGAGGTCAAGGAGCTCTATACTGCACTTGCCAAGGCGCAAGCTGAGATAGCTCTGGCCGATCGCGACTCTGAGAATCCTTACTTTAAGTCTAAATACGCCAACCTTGCGAGCTTTATCCAAGCCTCCCGGCCAGCTCTCACGAAGAATGGGCTATCCCTCTCACATCGCATCGAGCTCAATGAAGATGGCCAAAACATTCTTGTATGCACGCTAGGACATTCATCAGGGCAATACGTAGAATCACGCATGAGGATTCTTCCTCCTAAAAATGATATACAATCATTTGGTTCCTATGTTACCTATTTAAGGAGATATTCGTATGCAGCGCTTTGCGGTTTGGCTGATTCTGATGACGATGGAGAAGTTGCAGTCGCTGAAACGCGAGAGACCTTTGCCAAGGGCACAGCACTTAATACGAAATACAACCCTAAAGAGCAGTCGATTGAGACACTATCACGGGAGCAGATCGATGAAATGGAGTACGAACTGGCAGAGTACCCCGACATTGCAGAGCAGGTATTAGATGGGTTGCGCATTCAATCGATTGCTGATATTCCTAAGTCGAAGTATCGTGCAGCTATAACACGAATCCGCGAGATCAAGGAGCTGCGCAACACGAATAAGAAGTGAGACCCGAAGGGTAAAAGATGCCCATCGCTGAAATGCCCAAAGTGATAACACGCTATTCTCAGCCATCAAAACTTGATCATGCCCAAACAGGGACAAGGTGCAACGTTTTAAAGCCTTCCAGAGACAGAGTTGATATCTATCTTCAGGTTTCACAGCAAGAGGATGATCCGGTCTGGGAGCTTATCGGCGAGGATGTAATTATCAAATCTAATGATTAGGGATTCGTCCCGGCTTCAAATACCTACATTCTCTTACCATGCTTCGCCAGATTAGCCCACGAGGAAGAGCTGTTCTCGGCAAGTGAGGATAAGAGAATGTAGGTGTGTTGTGTCGGCGAATCCTACTACGCCAAGCTTCGCAGGGCAGACAGTTCCATTAGCCCTCGCAACTTGGATGAAGTAGGATATGACACCGCACAAGAGGGGACACTACGCGACCCTATAGCCTGATATCCAGGTAGATTGAGCTGATGGGTACGAACTGAACGCCGCAACTCCATTTACATGAGCATTAAGAGTTCCATTTGTATATCTTGTTACCTGAAATATCGCAACATCTCCTGCTGTCATAGGGAACATGTTTGCTGCGAGAGCAGGAATTGTTTGAACGGCGCCCGACGTTAAAGCGCCGTTGTACAGGAAGTATGTATTTGCCGTTGCGGGATTTCCGGTAATAGTAATTTGAGCAGAGGGGAAAGCGGTGGAACTTGTAGATGGCTGTGTATTTGCAACCATGGAAAGGAAGTACAGTCCTGTTGCCGGAGCAGTGAATCTAAGCGGAGTTCCTGCCCCATTACCCGGAGTAACCGCACCACTATTATCGAAGAGCGCTGTCATGACGACTGTTGCGCCAAGCCCATAGAACGTTTGAGTTCCAAGAACGTTACTTGCTCGTGTCGCTTGGTAGTAGAAGAACGCGCAACCTGCTGCTGGAGATGTCCCTGTCGCTTCAAGATTGATATTATTGTTTGAGGGATAGGTAATTGCTACCGTTGCGCCCGTTGAGGTTAAGTTATTCCAAGCTGGAGTAGCGCCCCCCGCTATCAAAAGCTGGCCATTTGTTCCATTGGTTATACCAACTTGAACTATTGCGCCCGCCGCCGAAGTGGTTATAGGAGCGTTCCCCTGTATTTTTACACTCGCGCCCGTCGCTCCAGGGCCGCTATTACCAGTAAGGGTTGTAATTCCACCGCCTCCGCCACCTGCAGCAGCGATCATTATGGAGTTAGGAGCATTTGTTATAGTAACATTTGCACCGGCGGTTAAATTTGTCCATGTAGGAGCGACTCCTGTTGATCCAATTAATAGCTGGCCATTCGTTCCATTGCTTGATGACAAAAGGCCCCCAGCACTTGCCTGAACGATGCCAAGACCAAGTGAGGTGTCAGTAACTGAATCTACAGTAATTGAAGGATTAAGGTTAACCATAACTGTGTCGCCAGATCCAGTGGTATTTGTATTAAGACCATCGCCAAAGACATTGAGTACTCCATCAACTGCAATAGCGACCTCACTGTCAGTTGGAAATTCGCTCGCGCCTCCGCCTCCGCCACTTCCGGGGAATATCTGAACCCACGTGGCAACGTTACCATCAAGATTAAGAAGAACCCAGTACTGAAGCCCTGAAAGCGTGGTGACTGCCCACTGGGTGCCAATGGGGAAGTTTGTATTGGTAGGAAGAGGGGCTTGGGTTGATTGGATAACCTGAGGAGCTGGATTGGCAGCGTTGACACCCATGTAGTTAAGGGGGTTTAGGCCATTGGGATAGTTTTGGTTACGGATTTGGGACATTATCGTAGCCTCGCATTAAGTTTTCCCTCGAGTTCATCGATCTTGAATTTGAGGCGCTGAATTTCATTCAAGAGCAACGCGGGCAATTCATGGTACTTGACGGTCGCAGGCATTCCTTCGCTGTCGTAGGAGACTAAATAGGGAGCAACTTCTTCTACGTCCTCAGCGATGAGTCCATACGATTGGTTAAAGTCGCCTTTGAAGTTGAACTTGACCGGACGGAGCTTATAGATATCTCTACTTGCGACACCCATGTCATCGATGTTTTCCTTAAAGCGACGGGATGAGATAACTGTTCCGAGTTGTCCTGTCGCCGTATTAACGAGCACTGCAGCGGTACTCGCGATAGTTACGCCAGCGATGCCAGCTATGAAACAGGTATTTTGTTGGCCAGCACCCGAACCTTGTGTTCCGATTCGAATAACATTGGATTCGCCACCTGTTCCCTGGGCTGCGATAACAATGTTGCTCGACTCTGCTCCGGTATATCCGTCTCCAGCCGTTGATCCTATGGCGATATTATTAGCGCCGGTCGCCAGGTTTCCGAGGGCAACGAATCCTATGGAGGTATTATTACCACCTCCTGTTGTTAGTGAGCCTAGTGAATTGAGGCCAATAGATACGTTCGAGGAAGACGTGGTGAGAGATTGTAGAGAGCTCGATCCGATACCTATGTTAAATGCTCCCGATGTTACTCCTGAGAGAGCTAAGGCGCCGAGGGCGTCATTATCGGTGCCTGATACGGTCGTGTGACCGGCCCCTTGTCCGACAAACATATTATTATTCGCAACGCTGCCATAGCAATTAAGTATCTTTTGAGTGCCTATTTGGATATAACCCGTTGTAGCAGTACTATCATCCATGGCGAGATATTGAAATTTGGCCGTCAGCGTAGAACCACCCGTATTGAGAAGCTCTAATCCAGAGCCGACACCGGTAAGAATGACTGCTCCAGTTAGGGCTGGGCCAGAATCTCCCGTAATAGAGGTTACTCCACCGCCTCCACTTCCACCGACTGTTCCGAGTTTTCCCGTGTTATCGATGAATACCGCCGAGTTGGTACCGCCAACGGTGGTGCCATAAATACCCGCAACATAGGCGGTATTTTGCTGGCCCGCGCTTGAACCCTGAGTTCCAATTCGAATCACATTGGATTCAGCAGCTGTTCCTGTATTTCCGATGACGATATTGCTCGACTCAGCGCCGGTATAATTCTGGGCAGCTTGATAGCCGAGTGAAATATTGAAAGATCCCGTCAGAAGATTTTCGAGTGACTGATATCCTACGGCAGAGTTGCCAGCTGCGGTAGTGGCATCAAACATCGATGCAACTCCTAGGGCAGTGTTAGTATCTCCTGAAGTCAAGCGGCTGAGCGTCCCTGACCCCATTGCGCAATTAAGGGTTCCACTCGTAATACCAACGAGTGATGTAGAGCCTATTGCAGTATTAGAAGAGCCGGATACAGCCGAATTTCCTGAGCTCTCTCCGACGAAAGTATTAATATTGGCGACCCCACCCCATGCCGAAAGCATGATAGAGCCACCAATCTGAATGTACCCAGTAGTTGTCGTCGTATCTGACATGACCAGCTTGGTAAATGTCGTGGTCAGCGTATTGCCGCCAGTTCCGGTGTAGAATGCTCCCGAAGTGCCGCCCGTAATTGATATTGCTCCGACAAGCGCACCACCAGAGTTTCCCGTTATAGAAGTTACGCCGCCAGCTGCACCACCAACTGTTCCGAGATTTCCCGCATTATCAATGAATACGGCAGAGTTCGTTCCGCCAACGGTAGAGCCGTAAATTCCCGAGATATTACAAGTGTCTTGCTCGCCAGCTCCGGACCCTTGGGTCCCGATAATGATTGCATTACTTATTCCCGAAGAACCAGTATTACCAATAACAATATTGCTGGAATCAGCAGCGTCAAATAGACTCCCGGCATTATAGCCAAGCGCTACGTTATTTGTTCCTGATACAATGCCTGAAAGCGCGTTGGTTCCTACAGCAGTATTGTCGCCATCTCCGCCGCCCGTTGAAGTGAGCGCAGAGAGAGAATTCTGGCCTACTGCAACGTTGTTATTGGAATCAGTGCCCGAGTTATAGGCATTTTGTCCCAGCGCCGTATTGAAATTTCCGGTATTAACGAATGGCGCCGCGTTATCCCCAAGAGCAGTATTGTCCGCTCCGGTCGTAATGCTGCTGAGCGTGCCAAACCCAATCCCCGTATTCCTGGTGCTCGCAATCGCTGCGTTTCCGGAAAGGTATCCAAGGAATGTGTTATGCCTAATAACACCGCCATAGAATGCGAGTATCGGTGTTCCGTTAACGCTGATGTAGCCCTGCGTCAAAGGATTATCGGTATTAGGAAGGGCTAAAAAGTTGAAGGATTCAGTAATAGTGATACCACTCGTCAGGAACTGAGCTCCAGAGGTGCCACCGGTAATATTGAGATCTCCACTGATGGGCACAGATCCAGCAGCGTCGCCATCGATACTACTTACAAGGCTGCCCGTTAATTCGACAGTGAGCGTGTTAGTACCCGCATCCCCTACAACGGTTATATCACCCGATCCCACCACATTAATGATGCCTGCTAGCGTAGGACCAACAGCACCACCTGAATTACCTTCGAGGAATTTCACACTACCCACACCACCACCTCCACCTGCTCCATATGATCCTGCTGAACTCATGATTTTTCTCCTTAATGTATGGCCCTGCCCGCCGTAGCCTTGGCGAAGGCTGGGTGCTTAAATTGCTGACCCGTAGAACACGGTGAAATAGACGCTTCCAACTGAAGGAGTTGTTGCATCCAACTCTTTTACGTAAAGGCGCGTTCCTTCAGCCAGGTAGAATCCCGGGGAAAATGTTTTATTGCTCGTTGCATCAACAATGAGGAACGAGTCTGCAGGTAATGGAAAGTGGTCATTGACGCCGTCGAACGAGCACATAAGGTCCGCATCAGTGAGGTTATTGATCCAAAAGATGCGCGCTGGATTGCTAATGGCAGTACCAACGCCCATGTAAGTCCCCGATATGCTCCCGAAAGCAAGGGTGCGAACCGGTTCAATTTGTAGACGTATCTCTTGTCCTGCCATAGCATCTCCAATTAGTTAGAATTCTGTTGGTAATAGCCGGCTATATACAGTTCACCTGCCCCAGCTGCTCCCTTGGCGTAGATATTGAGACCTTTCGGGAAGAGACACGTGAAGTTGTTGGGCTGAGAGTTCGTCTGAGATTCGATTTGAGCGGAAGTGTCATGGATGACTACGTCATTATCAGTGACGCCATCATATGAGATGAGAACGTCTTCCGTCGTATTGTTGATGAATCTCAACATGAAGCATGCCTGAGTGAGACTTCCCACCAGTTGGTATGCTCCATCAAATAGGGCTGCATTAGCCGAAAGCAAGGGAATAGAGGCGACTGAATTTCGAACTGCCACGCTACACCTCCATGGGTTTATGCTGCGAAGTTATATTACGTTTTCGCCTGGTACAGACCTTGTGAGTCTCGGCGAAGCTCAGAGAGTGAAGACGGACCATATAATTCCTTATGAGGTTGCGGTAGAGCCGTCAGTTGCTATAGATGATTGCTTCGCTGTGGCTTGCTGCAGAGCATCTTGAACCGCCTGATCGACAGCCTGTTGTTGCTCCACGGGAACTTGCGAAGCTTCGTATGCTTTTGACATTTCAAGAATCTTGTCAGCAAATTGACGAAGCGCCTCGAAACACTCTTGGTAGGTTGCTCCGGCTGGGAAATGTGCGCGGAAGAACTTCCCTGTCCGGCATAGCCCCTCGGGCGACGACGGATCCACTTGTTGCACTTCCATAACGATCTCATTGCGTAAATTAAGGCTCATGGTCTCTCCTCGTGTTAGGAACCTCGGTTATTATTCACCGAGGACCCTATACACATAACGTGGTTGATTTCCAGTCTTCGTTTGGCGCCGAAGTACAACAAAAGAAGTCCCAAACTGCGCCCGGCAGGCCAGATCTAAGATGCTGTTGTTATAGCCGTCCAAGCTGTCCCGCCACCTGTATTAATCCACGCTCGGTCGCCTACGCCACTTCCATTAGAAGTGAGGAAGAGAGAGCCTTTGGGGGCCGTGACCGAGGTATTGGGATTAGCGGTTCCTGCCATGATGGCAATTCCGTTTGCGAATATAAAAGACGTAGCAGCGGTACCCAGGGTTATATTTCCGTTAGATGCGGCTATATTCCCCGCCGTAGCAGTTATTCCCGTTCCAGCTGTAACTGTCGTTGCCGCGACTACGTTTGTACCGGCATTCACCGTACCGCCCGCAAAGACTCCACCGAGAGTTGCGGTAATATTTCCCCCGGTTGCAGTGATTCCAGTGCCAGCGGTTACGGTCGTATTGGCAGCAACTGACCCCAGAGTTGATGCAATGTTGCCAGTTGAAGAAGTTATATTTCCTGTAGCAGTAAGAGTACCCGTTACCAATGTGTTGCCTGTTGTGTTGCCGATATTGACTGCTCCGGTACCAGGGGTCGTTCCAATATTCGTAGCAGCAGCGCCAGCGGTATTAATCGTTGTAGTTCCGGTGAGCGAGATAGGGCCAGGGGTTACGGTGAGAGATGCGAAGACTCCTGCGCCACCACCAACTTCAAGAAGTACCCAGTTTGCCTGGTTATTGGATATTGAAGCGAGGATATAGATGGCATTGGTTGTAGTATTCGTCCAGATGGTCGTTGGGAACGCGAAGTCAGAAGTCGTAGGGTTGCGTTTTGCAATTACTGGGGTTGGGTTTTCAGCTATAAGAGGGGAACTGAGCCCGTAAGCTACTTGTTGATATTGACGTCCGGCCATTGTGATCTCCTTATTTGGAATCTGTATGGCCGGATAGTGGGGTCACAATGTGAATGGAGTAAAATAAGCTTGATTTATATATAAATTGTTATATAATAGTTTATATGTGGAGGAAGAAGATGAAGTTAATTAAGAAGTTAAATAAGCCCGCGCGCAAGAAGTTTTTGTTATTGATACCAGAAGATATTCTAGAGGCTACCCACATAGTTGCGCGGCAGAGATTTATGAGTACAACAGCGTATATAACGGAGGTTTTAATTAAGAATCTTAAGTATGAGAAGTCATACGGTAATATATAAGTAGACAAGGGTTAGGCCTACTACGCGCTTTGCGCTACGAAGGTCAAGGGGGAGATATGGAATCAGCGAAATTAAAGACCAACAAGCAATTAAGGTTAATAGATTTAACCGATCTGTTTTTTGAAGCAGGGCTTGCGGTGAAGTATGCGGAGAAGTTAGAGGCGAAAATCGAGTCATTCGGTTACTGTCAAAAATGGGCCAAGAAGATCGAGAATTGCTCGAAGAGTATATTGCTGGTCAAGCAAGAGATGTGCGACCTACTTGAAAAAGAAGGCGCGTTTAGGGAAATAGGGGGGTAGGTAATGGAAGTTTGGGAAATATGTCTCGCGATGGTTGGCATGGTCTTTATGTTACTAGTCGCGATAGTGTTAGCGGTACGTGAAGCGCGCAGAGAACTTGCTCTACATGCCGCAGACTTATTAAAGAAGAATCGAGAGGAAACAATCTCATTCTTAAGAAGGATTCATGAGAATAATAAGGCCAGGGACGAAGAAGAGATTTGCTCCTTGCTTAAGGTAAAGCGTTCGCTCAATGAAATAGGGGGGTAAGGGTTATGAATGACGAATTTAATGGAATGCAATGCCAGGAGCAAATCCAAACGGGCTATTGTGATTGTAGACCCTGTTGCGCAAAGCCTGAGAATGATTAAATGATTCCATTTGATATGTTGTATTTTCTGTTTATCATTTGTGACGACGATGAAGAGGATAACGATGAAGATGATGATTAGTGATTTTCAGCGATCTTAATATACCTCTTGAGAGCTCTTGTAGCATTCGTCGCATCTCTGAGGAGAGAGAATTTAATAACATCTCCATAAGCCTTGGCGGCAACGCTACTCTTGGTTATAAGGTCGATCGTTTTCGCAGCTGATTTTGCAGCGAACGCTGCTGCGGGTATTCCTAGGGTTGCGGGAACGCTGTGGTAGAGACCAAACATAAATAGGAGAGATTTGAATCCTGCATACTTTTTGAGATCTACGTTCTTATTGAGGAACTTTGACACGTCTGATTGGATGTTGAGGCCTTTATGAATGTCCTCGGCGGCGTTAAATGAGCTGAGGAAATCCTTGTGTCCGGAATTTTGTATATCGCTATTAAGGGCCCCAATCATGCGATCGATATAGCCCACAGCGTCACCAGCCTTGTCTCTCCAAGTTCCCAGATCCTTTTTAAGGTCCCAGGCTTCTTGCAGAGGAATCTTTCCGCCCTTTGCGGTTGAGTCAATAATTGTCTGAGCGCGAGCTTTTATTAATGGTCCTTCAGGGATATCGCGGACTTCATCAAACACCTTACGAGCAGTTCTATAGCCGGATGCAGCTGAAGTATCCTTTCCCTTAGCGGCTTCTCGAGCGATTGAATATGCCTTATTTTCGGCATCAGCGAGTTTAGCCCGTGTTCCAGGCATTCCCGCAAGGAGCGATACTCCTAATTTGGCTCCCGCTTGAGCGAGTGGTCCTCCTCCCATGGCGTTTACAAACTGAGCGGCACCTTCTCCTGCGACTGCCTTAGTGAGCGCTTTGAGGAATTTGACTTGTCCTGCCCCTGGTGCAAGATGTGTCGCAAGATCTTGGATAACGGTATCGGTAAACTCCTGTACTTTGCTTTTAGGCTCAAGAGCTTCTCCATATACCCTTTTACCCGCTTCTCTAAAATCCTGGGAAGTAGGAAGCCTGACCGGTAAATCTTCATATTTCGGGGTTCCTGCGATATCACTGAGAAGATTTACGGGACGTGAGGCTATATCACCTACGGTGCCGAGAGCTCCTTCAACTGCACGCGCTACGGGACGAGCTACGGTTTTGGCCAATCCGCCTAATACATTGCCGGCTTGAGAGAGAATGTTATTACCTTCAGGAGAAGAGGGAGCCGATGATCCCGCTGAAGGTGAGCCCTTTCCCTGGGCGGACGCTCCACCTCCAACTCCTTGTACATTCTTCAGAGCCTGCTGAGAGAGCGATTTAAGCTCATCTGATGCATACATGTCTTCAGCTTCGTCTTCCCAATCAGCAGGAAGTTCACCTTTGTGGTTTTTAAGATATTTTCGACGAGCATCATATTTAACAACATTTGCCCTATCTTCCAGAATTCTGTTTTTATTTATAGCGACAATACCTTCTGGTGTATTCCAGAGAGTAGCAAGCGAATTCTTGTAAGTACCTACTTCGAGGTTGGTTAGCCTTCGCGTATTAAATGCTGATCCGGCTCCTTGTGCGAGCTGGCTCATATCAGCTTGAGCTAATTGTGTCTCGACGTTCTGGCCCCATCCCTGTAGTCCGAATAAGGATAAGAATTGATGCTGAAGCCCCGCGCGTAAGTTTCCCGACTCAGCCCCCGCGATAATTCGCTCATAAGTATCAATATTTTTCTTTGAAGCTTCTGCTTTATCGCGCGCTATCTTAAGCGGCTCCTGCGATACTTTTAGGTTATAATCCCGCGTTCCTGTTCGCTGCTTTTCCGAGAACTTCTCCTGCTCAAGATTTTGCTTGAGCGCTTCTGCCCTCAAATGAAAGAACTGTTGCTGTTGCGAAGGGGAAAGCTTCTTGGCCAATTCTTCGGCCTGCTCGCGGGTCAACTGACCTGGATTTATTCCCCCACGTTGACTAGTTGCTCCTTGTTGAGCTGCCTCTGAGCCCGGCTGCCCCGTTTGAGTCTGACCTTGTTGTGGATAAAGGGAGCCAACAAGCTGAGAGAACGCCGCATTTTGTGGGCCTTCAACCATCTGCTTAATCTTGCCCTGAGCTAAAGCCTCAAGGCTTTTAGATAAGCCTGTTCCAAGCGCTGCGCCTACTCCTGGTACTGTTGGTATTAACGTAGCCATATTACACCTGTCCTTGTTGCTGTTGGCCCTGATTCTGTTGAGACTTTTTAGCAAAATAATCTGCTAGCCCAAAAGGAGCGTAACTTCCGAATCCTTGAGCTGCGCTTTGTAATAATCCTGGCTGACCCTGGAATACTAAGTTTTCGAACTGCGGTTGAGAAGAGAGTCCGAGAAGTAATTGCATTAAATTCTGAATCTGAGCATTTTGCTGTAATCCATATTGAGATCCTTGTGCCGCTAGCCCTTCTTCAAGTCCTGCTCCCGCCTGACCAAGTGCCCCTTGGAACGCAGATGAATTCTGGCCTCCTAAAGCGGTGAACCGTTCAGCGAGTCCTGGAATAGTTTGGGTCTGGAACTGAGACCGCGCCTTTTGGGCTATGGGCTCGAAACTTCCCGGAGTCCCTCCGCCAGATTGCAGCAACTGCATGAGATTTCCAATTCCCTGATTTTGAAGTCCCCTTTGCTGAGGAGTCGTTAATGATGCCTGTTGAGCCCTTGGGTCAGAACCGAGGAAGAAGTCACTTAAGCCTTGTAAGAATCCGGCCATATTTATCTCCTTAATATATTAAATTTGACTCAAATACCATGCTATACAAGAATCGTGGAATTTATCTATACTTAGGGCGAACGTCGATCCCTAGTTGAACGCTCGTGAGCCGATGTTCCGCCTTCTCTACTGTTTAGGGGTAGAGGAGGTGTCCCAACTAATCTTTCCTCCTACGCGTCTCGCTATGCTCGCTTGCTACGGCGGACAGGGCCTAGTCTTGGATATACTCAAGTATCACATACGTGAACGTATACGCCGAATAATCGCTGGCTGTGGCGATATTTACATTGGTAGCATCGACATATAATTCAATATTGTCAGCAACTGCTGTAACAGAACTATATGGGATGGGGATATACGAAAAGGGAGCCGTCGTCTTTGACGCTGTGGCATAGATCCTCGTAAAAGTAGTGTTTGAAGTGCACGTTATATTGTGTAGAACCGACTTAATTGCGGTATTAGGAAGCGCGCCGAAGTTGATAACGTTCCTATAGACCTGTCGGAACTCAGGAGTCTGAGAAGTGCTGGAATTCAGCAAGGGATTGGGGAAGAAGACCTGTGAATTTACAAAGGGAGATGTATTGTAGATTCCCGTATCCTTCAAATTAAGCGCCAGAATCATATTATTTATGTTCTGATACATCCTGATGAGTAGCTCTTTAAACTCAGGACTGTTGACATCAACTGACTCAACTTGCGCAACGTCCCATATATAATTCGTAGGAACGAATGATCCGCCGTCAAAATATAGATTATCAGCCATCTACTGAACCCTTTCGCCCACAGGCATTGTATGTAACACCATTCCTTCCATCTCGAATTCGGAGAATGCGATATCTGGCTCTGTTATTTGATTAAATGTCATATACATGAAAAGCTGTATGCATTCGCCTTCAGACTGGAAATATATCTGATGCCACAATCGCTCCTGTTCCTGCTCGAAGGGATATAGTATTGGGTCATAAGGGAATGTCTGAAGTACGCCTGTTCCTTGGATAGCTCCTGTAACAGCTGCATTTTCGAGCATTGAGTAGCTACTGTCGTTTGGGTAATAATCGACCGTAATTTCGCCATCTTCTGTAGCCAATACGGCAAAATCTATTTTGGCTAAGTAAACGTCGCGGCCTTTATCAATGTAGGGATTAAACTGCTTTGTTGAGATTCGTATATTACTTACTCTCGCAACAGTTCCGCCTCCCGTATAAACACCCGTGAAATTTATCACAGGGCCAACGGTAACAGTATTTGGACCAGTAACACTTGTAACTGGATATATTCCGCTACCATCGAAATCTATGCCTTGTGCATTCTCGATATATATAAAATCAGAGTTTTCATCGGTAAGATCGGTATCGGTATTAAGCGTATGGTTGATAATGGTCAGTGTGAGTTGTTGTGTTGTCGCGTCATAGCTCATTTGGGAAATTTGCATAACGGGGGCGTTGCGTGATTCTTCTGAATCGACTATGAAGACATATCCTTGCTGGTTTCCGGCGATGACTTGGCGAAATTGCGCCTGTTGCGCGCCGCTATTCCACGGGAAGTTTGACGTGTTCCAGCGGTCGAGTGAAGACGCCCACGTCGTTCCGTTCTGCTGTTCGAAGTATCCGAAAGCCGTAATGCAATCGTCGTTAATCGCCCAAGAGTTATTACGGTAATTGTAAACAAGCACACGATTAGGATAGACATTGTTAGGGTTCTCATCGACTGAAGGGAATGACCAATACACCATTTCAACGAAGTAGTCCCTTATTGCTGCTACTCGTTGAACTCCTATATTCTTATTGAATATTTCAAACACCTCGTCGGGTATTTTAGTATCGATACGAGCTACGTTGGCTCCATTACAGGCGTGAACACCCGTATTTCCGATTGTGAGAATTTCCTTATCGAAAGGAACGGTAGATTGCTGCGCTTCGGATCCAAGCTCGGTATTGATCTTTTGCCAGACGAAGGGCAGCACTGCATTACCGGTATACGCGATTTCCCATGTTGAACGCTCAAAGTAGACGATCAGCCTGTCCTTAATGAACTCAGCTGATATTATGGCCTCTTCGGTAGTGGCGTCTATAAAGCCAGCGCCACCGAATTTATTATTGGAGGAATCTACTTGATTAGGCTCATACCATGCGTTTACTGCAAACGGAGAACCATTAAAGGAGTATCTGAGTCGATTAACATAATTGGTATTAGTTCCACCGCCTCCTGCCCCGTTATTTTCAACAGTGTTGAGGAGTAATAATCTATTCTTGAACGGAACTATGAGTCGTGACGTTACTACGTATGGGCCTGTTTTTGGAGCTCCGCCTGCTGGTAAGAAGTAGAATGCGTTTGTCCCCTTGGCGGCAGTCCAGTTGGTGCCGTCAAACCACCAAATTGGGTCATCTGTTGTCATCCCTGTTCCATTGTAATTAACTACGTAGAAGTTAGTTACAAAGAGAACTATTTGAGCGGGAGTAGCGCCGCGCCAATTTGTAGTCCAGAAGAAGTTTATATCTGTTCCGTGCCAGATTGGTGTATTTGTAGAAGGACTTCCTGATTGTTGCCAGAATCCGCCGGTGAATACATAGGCAAAACGGGTATCGAACGCATAAGTGGGCTGATTATTAATAGCTCCCGAGTCGTATATCGTGATACCCATAACGGGAAGATCGGGATAGAACCATACAGGAGTATTGTCAGGAGCCGTTACTCCCGCAAACACATAAGCGCCAGAGGTTGTATCATATGTCGCAGTAGCAGCTACAATAGGTCCCGTATCGAGCATCGTTACGGGAGTGCCAGCGGATGGAACGGTGAATATCTCATTTAATATTGAGAACATCTGTCCAATTGCAGCCACCGCTGTTCCTCCTGGAACAGTGCCTGCCAAAGCGCCTGCAGTTATGACGCCAACTTGAATTCTTAATCTTGAGAAGAGTGGAGCTGTTAGTGAGCTACTTGCTCCAGTTCCCATTAATCGTCCACCAAATCGTTTCCTGATGCGACCTCTAAAGACATACGCATTATTGAGTTCATCAAACGCATCATCTGGGATGAGCCACGGCTTAAGATCCTTTTGGAGTCCGGTATTTATAGGGGCGATTAAGAACCTATCCACGCTATACCCCTGTAGCTATGCCGATAGCAAGATATTGAAATAGAGCATTAGCGGGATTGAGATTAGTTCTATTTGTTCCATACGCTGTGAAGGTTGTCGTTCCTGTTATATTTACCAGCCTTACGAAGGTATTCGTATCAGTGGTAGCCGAATCTGAAGTTGTTATCTGAATACTGAATACTTGTTGAAACACAGGTATTGAGGTCGATTCGGGAAAAGTTATTACCGTTGGACTATTGAGCCCACTACATTGACCCTGTCCCCATTTTATGAGGAGCCCAGAGGGAAGGAATGTCCAGCCTTGAGAGTTTGGTCCTGGATTAGCGTTAGAGCTAAGAATTGATGCCGTTGAAGGAATCTGAGTTACTACGGGTCCGCCCTTTGACTTATTAATGTACATCTCGGCATTTGTAGAATATGGACCTACAAATGAGTAGAGCATCACCTCGCCTGCTGGTATTCCACCAGGAACATTAGTGGGAGGCGAATTGGGATTGACCAAGAACTCAGTGAAGAGATGTTTTCCCGGAGATCCAGAATTAAAGTCAGCGTGATTCTGATCAAAAGCGGTCAGGATGGAAGCAAAATTTCCCTGAATTTGAGGTTGAGAGGTTGAAAGAAGGTCGCCAGCTTGAGGAATGTTTGCATTATATGCCATCCTACACCTCCACGGGGAAGGGCCCCGAAGTTAAATTACGTTGGTGTGCTTGTAGCGCACACTGTTTACGGCTGGCGGGGCCATATAAGGAAATATTCATTAGTAGCTTCCTCCCCCGCCCGTTCCCCACCAGCCCCATCCACCTGATCCCATAGATTGCTCTGTGTAAATCGTAGCGGTTCGCTCATTGGCGTATTGGACCAGCGTCCTTCGCAAGCATAATCGTTCCTGTGTCTTGAATTCGGGCATAATCATTTGTACGCTCTCCATTTCCATACGGTCTTCGAATATTTTTTTTGCGGCTCCATAAGCGATATATTGCCAATACTCTTCTAGTTGAGGAGTCTGGCCAAGGTTCAATAATGCCGTAGGACGAACAAACACTTCGAAGTTGATGCGATATGGTTGATCGGGGACTGGGCGCAGGGTGAATTGATCTTGGTAGAAGAGCATTGCCTGTGGGAGAGCTGTTGCAACAGGAACCGTTTGGCTGTTGATAGCTTGTCCCGCAGCAGGAGCTGTAGGAAAGCTGATCGTAAACTCGCCAGTTAGGTAGTTAATGTTATTACTTGGATCTACGAAAAGAGGCAACTCTGTTGGCTGAGTGCCAGGAATATAGAGATTCCCCATAACGGTTGGGTTGCCCGTAGTTGAATCTTGTATTGGTACATCTACGAGAGACAATCCATTGCCAAATATATCAATCGAGCTAAAGAGAACATTGTATTGGAGCAGTACGGTTGATTGGTTCTGCACAGGGGGAGATACTGAAGGCCCCGTATTATTGGTAATTACCCCGCTGAAGGTTAGGTTGCTGCCATTACCAAATGTTCCAATACTCAGAATGTTATTAAGCGACGGATATATATTGTAAAATTGTTCACGCGACTGCGTGTAGAAGGAAGGGAACCCTGCAATATAAACAGGAGGATGAACCGTTAGATAGAGGTTCTGAAAATTGTAGAGCGGGTTGTTAATATTGAGTGATGTATCCGTTACATAGACATCTTGAAAAGGATTGCAGATGAAAAAGAACTGCTGCCTCATATTAAAGGTTCTGAGCTGTTCAGGGAAATCATAGACCACAAAGGTATTGATATAATTCTGAAGGTCTGTATCAGTAAGTTGTGCTGTAGAGGGAGAACGCGTAAGGCGACGCACTTTAGTCTGTATCGCCTGAAGTGTGGATGTAGGTTCTAAAATAGGCATACTAACCTCCTATCACTTGTTGGGGATTTAAGACATTGATTGTCGCCGCGAGGAGTGTAGCGCTTACTTCACCAACAGGGACGACCATGGCACAGGTATTAAGGTGAGGCGAAGGACTCACCGGAATAGCGAATGCGTCACAATCAGTTGTGTCGGCTAGAACTGAAAATGTTGTCGAACCTGTTACGAGAATGGGGAACGTCTGGCCAGAAATCTGCTGCATTCCACACGCAGGCGGGATATCAAGTCGAACGATGGTGCCCGTCTTATATTGGTGCGCAAAGGTGGTGGTTACCGTCGCAGGGTAGCTATTCGTAATCGCTGCAATAATTCGCATCGCGGGTTGGAAGACGGGATTGGGATTCGCATAACAGGTCGACATTCAATTTACTCCAAGGTTGTTTCACCTGCCCGGCGAAGCGTTAGCTTTCGGCTAAACTTCGGGGGCAAAGCCTGGGTGCTCTATTGTCACCAGCTCTTTTACCGGCGCAATGTCGTCAATGTCAATGAATTCTAAGGATTGGAAACTCGTGCGGTGCACCTTTTGGCCCACCTTAACGGTCGATTTTCCATCGGCATCTTGTGCATAGTGGTGAATTGGATACCAACAGTTCTTGTTAAGGTGTCGCGCTACACCAAGTGGTATGGTGTAGACCTCTCCATCAACGAACGTATAATTCTCAACCGGGTCTTCTTTATACGCTTTAAACGAAAATGACATAGTTCCTTGAGGAACTTCGTGGAATCGGAAGATTCCCTTCACCATCTCGCGGTCCTTGTCGCGCATATACTTCAAATTAGGCTTCTTAACTTCAGGCTTCTTTGCCATATGTAACTCCTCGGATCGAGGGGCTCCGTCTTCACTGGCGTTACGCCGGACAGGCCCAGAGCCCCTGATAGTTATGTGTTTATAGTCCGCCAAATGATGATTTACCTGCAACCCAGTACATGACGTCGCCTGCTACTGACCCTGCTGGTCCTGAGATTGCTGCTGTAAGAGAAGCACCAGTTCCGCCCGTACCAAGGATCATTCCGAGGTAAAGAGTATTAACGGTCGAGTCAGCTAGAATTCCGGTATTCGTATTTGGAATTTGAACTCCGCCTACCGTTGGAACCTGAGCCCCAAGAGCCGTTAACGAAGTGGCTGTATTCTCGCCGACAGGAGTCATTTCAGGGAATGAGCATGGCGTTTGTGAGTAAAGAGGCCATAAAAATGCCGTGAAGCTGGTCGTGTTGGTATCTATGGTGAACGTGTAATCGTCAATAACGGTCAATACAGTTGAGTATTGATAGTTATTTTGAGGCGTTGAGTTCAATTGAGTCATTCCTGAAACAGCAGGGATAAGGAAACGAATCGCTTGTCCCGGCGTCATACCGTGAGCTATTGAAGTTGAGACCTGAGCATTGTTCGCTTGGGTAACGTTCGTCACATAGCGCTTGCGAGGATAAAACGACGAATCAACATTAACAATTCGATAGAATCCTGCGCCGCCAACAACTCCGGGAGGAGTTATCCCGCCAGGATTAAATGTTCCACCAAGCTGATTATTGGCAGTAAGAAGTGTGAAGCTGGTATTCAGCGTGACCGCGCCAACTACCATATCGATACCATTAACATCTGTCTGCGCAGTGTTGCTCATGCGCACAACGGTTCCGACTGAGATACCAGCGGTACTCGCGGTGCTTACAACTGGCTGACGAGCATTTGTTGTAGCGGTCGTAGCGACTGCAGGGCCAAGAATTGGAGCAGCGTAGCTTCCGGACTGACCCGATGGATCGTAGAGCGTGAATCCGCCGCTTGGAATAGTATCGGCACTAAGTGTTTTCACACCGTTAGCGCCATACTCGACCATCGCTGATCCCACCGGCATTCCGCGCTGCCAATAGAAGTTAAGCCCCGTTGCTGTGGCTGGCGTACCGATATTTCCATATTGAGTGAAGTTCTTCACCCACATGAAGTCAGCATTCGAAGGGATCTGGATGATTTGATTGACAATAGTAGCTGGCACAACGAATGAGCCTTGGCTTAAAATAGTTCCGTCCATGGTCTCTCCTTATGAAGCTAGGGTTGCGCGAAGGTTGATGACCCACTGATCATTAGTGATCCGTGGAACCTCTGCGAACTTCCAGCCAACCGACGCATTAAGCGCCAATGGGCCGTCATAGATTGGTGGACGATAGATGAACGATGCGCTATAGCCATCTTGATCTATACAGGCATAAGCCTCCATTCCTACGCAAAAGATGTTGTACACATCTGCGCCAAGAGATGAAGCATTAGGACTGATTGAGCCAATTGATGAAACCAAGAAGCGAAGGTTACCAATTGCGCCCCATTCTGAACGGAGTGCGTTCATAGGAGCAGGATATTGGTTCTTTTGGATGAAGCCGTTAACGTTATCCAAGTTTCCGATCAATTGGGTGCTGCACAGTGCGAAATAAGCATCTCGAACTGGTGCGGTCATTCTGTTACTTTTAGACCCCTCGCGAGGCGGGCTAACCTCTTCGGATCAGCCTCTGCATGTTTCCATGCAGTTCAGACTATCGCTTAGCCTTTTCGGGCCCCCACTCACTTAGTCGTTCACGGTGGCTTGCGCCTTCCGCCTTGTCACCGGCTCTTACACTACGGCTTCCAAGTCAATCAGAGTGGGTTTTAATTCAGCTATGCATAACCGAATTTATCTTCGCCCTCAATATTGTCCATTATAGTATATGCATTATTATTTAGTAATGCACGTACAACTGTGTCCACGTCTGAACGGGTGATTTCCGTTGGGTTATCACCATCTACGCCGCCGGTACAGTTAATGAACGAAGCGGTACCTGCCAGCATGTCGCGGGTAAGAACATCTTCAGTTTGCTAGTTGTTACTCCCTTTCGGGGGATAAGTCGTTTCCGCTTATCTCAGAACCTTTCGTCGCTCTGTTCGGACTATCGCATCTCTTTCGAGTTCTCGGGTTTAGTCTCTCAGGCTGCCTTTACGCTTGCCCCTTGTCGCCTTAGCTTGCGCCTTAGGCTTCCAAGTCGATTACCGAGAATTTATACTCCGCCAATTTAACGGAGTGAAACGCCAAGACGAGCTGCGCACTCATTTAATACCGGATCTTGATTCTGACTATTTGCAATTAACTGTTACTTTTGCGACTATATAATAATATTATTAGAATATAGCGGGGAAACCTCTTCGGATCTCCCTCTCACAGTTTCCTGTGAGTACAGACTATCGAATCTCTTATCGCTAAGAGCCAATGGGCTTAGTCGTTGCGGCTGCCCAACCATTATGTTATAATGAGTACCAGTACAATTCAGAATAGGAGATAGTACGTGAATCGATATAAATATGAGCGCAAAGAGTATGCGGTGGCGCAAATTGCTTATCTCGCTGGAATTATCGATGGAGAAGGCTCTATTTATATCGGAAACTTTAGCTGCAATCCAAGGACCAAGGTCCCGTATTACCAAACTAACATCCAGGTTACTAACACCGATAAGGAATTGATCGACTGGCTTTACGCTATCTTCGGAGGCCTGGTGTCGAAGCGAACTGCTCGACAGCATGCCGAAAATTCGCGCAAGCAAGCCTATATATGGACTGCGAGTGGTGAACGCGTGACGCATCTGTGTGAACTCATTTTGCCGTTCCTTATATGTAAGAAGAGGCAGTGTGAGATTATGATCAGAATGCGCAAGACATTCACTCCCTCCCATTGCGAAATTGGAAGACAAGGAATCAAGCCGCATAGCGCGGAATTGGTCCTGCTTCGTCAGTCGCTGATGGATGAGATGCGTAGTCTTCATATTAGAACTCACTCTTATAAGAATAATGGTCGCTTGCCTCGGGTTACCATGCCTCAGTTGCTAGAAGAGGTTTAGGCTTTCCCAGTAATCACCTTTGGTTTATTGACGCCTCAGCAAAACCCAAGCGTCACTTGCTCATTAAGCTGAATGTATTGACCGTAAAACGAGATCTTCGCATCGATGTCCACAGCTGTGAGATTGGTCGCAGGAGGAGTTATTCCCGAGTTTCCAAGAGGCACAATTGCGGTTGGTAGCGGATTGTAGCGACGCATACGGAGGGTGGTCCCACCATTCCGTGGCATCTGCTTCAACATAGCTGGTATTTTCTATCTGTTACTTTTGTGACCATTCACATTGGATATTAACTCTCATTGAATGGCGGGGAGCTTCTTCGAGACTCCCTCTCGTTGTCGCCAGCGAGATCAGACTATCACATCCCTAATTTACTCAGGGTCGCATCGTTTAGTCGTTCACGGTCAATGCTATTGCAAAGTTCCGCCTTGTTGTCCTCGAGGGATTTCCAAGCCAATTAGACGCGATTTTAGATCCACAAAGTCGCTAATGGATCATGTTCGGCACAGGAACTGAGAGCAACTTGTAGGAGAAGCTCTGTTGCACAGGGGCCGGGAGACTAGATGTAGTCGTAATAGACATAATTTTTTCCTTGAACTGGAAAATAATTACTCCTTGTAAGCCTATGACAAGCGTGGTCACCTAGTGCGCTATGCCTACAAAGTATGGTGGCGAGCCACTTTTACGCCAAATGAGGGTTGCGAAGACCTCTAAACGCAGTAAAATTGTAGTAGGAGACCATGGAGAATGTAAAGGAGTTAGGGATATTTGCGTGAAAAGGATTGCAGAAGATTTTAAACCTGGCCAGATATTGGGCAAATGGACTGTTATAAGATTCGAAAAGAATGGGGTCCACAGGGCTTGGAGATGCAAATGTATATGCGGAGCCGAACATTTAGTTAGAGAAGTTTATTTATGGGATGGAAGATCTACAAAATGCAAAGAATGCGCAAAGCGAGATAAGAATTTTCACAGGTTTGACTTTAAATATGAGATAGGACAGAGATTTGGAACATTGGTCATTACTAAAAGGTTTAAGAGCAACGATGGCCCCAGGTCGAAGAATAAGTTCGAGTTAGTATGTGACTGCGGCGGAACTGTAACAGTTGATACAGCGCGTATAAACGCTGGAAAAGTAAAAATGTGCTATAAATGCACTCACAAGCTGGTTGGACAACCTCGACATGGTATGCATGAATCATCTACATATTCCACGTGGGAGCAGATGAAGCGCAGATGTTACGCTATTAATTATCCTCGATACAAAGACTATGGAGGAAGGGGAATAATCGTTTGCGAAAGATGGCATACATTCGACAACTTTTTGGCTGACATGGGAGAGAAGCCTAATGGGCTTCAGATCGATCGAATAGATAATGATGGACCATATTCTCCTGAAAATTGCCGATGGGTTACTCCTCAAGAGAATATGCAAAATCGCCGCAATAGCCCCAAGAATAAGCTTGTTACATAAGGATAATTATCAGACATAAGTTGTCACATAGCAGCGGGTGAAAGCTGGAATTATTCACCCGCGCAAACTGCGATTGCTCACAGCGTAACAGTCTATTATTTACAGCTTGATCTGAGCAGAGGGTGACTCGAAACTCTAAGCCACCCCCTGACTGAAAGCCCTGCTGAGCTTTAGTAGTTACCATCAGAGATAATAACAACTGCCAGAGATACTACTATAATTCTTGCGTCTTGCAAAGAGAGATGGGCGGCCATTCACAACCGCCCATCTTGGGTTAGGAAGGGATAGGGAACCACATTCCTAGCGACGAGACTACTACAATTTAATACCCTTTGCGAGACTCATTCGTCTCTGCCCAAAGTTGCTTCTTCATCTCAGGTGTCAATTTGCCGCTTGCGAAAGCATTCATGCGCGAAATAGGAGAATCTGCGGTGTTTTGAGCTGAAACAGTATTAAGTGGTCGCGGCTTAGCAGAATTCTTCTGGATCTTCTCGGATTCTTCAGAAGTGGTATTCTGTTGTGCACTACTTTGAGAAGAGTCCTTTACAATGCCATTAAACTTGATCGACTTGTAGGCTAGTGAGAGGGCTGCTTCTGGATTACTTGCTGCTGCTTGAAGTCCTGCTACTGCGTCAGGGTCCATACTATGGAGCGTCTTGATATTTTCAGCGTTTACCACACTATCAAAATCAGGATACTTCTGCTTGAGACGCATTTCGACTTCCATATATTGCCGCTGTTGCGTGAATGCTTCTAGCTGCTTCTTAAGTTCCTTTTGCTCTTTAAGCACTTGCGCCAGATGTTTTCCCTCAACAAGGTCATCTGGATTAAGGTTGAAGTCATCCTTCTGGGCGACTTTGCTCTCTAGCTCTCGGTATCTCTTTTCGAAGTCGTCGCGCTCACGTTGCGCCTTCTCGGCTTGCTGACGCAGCTCGCGGAAGTTTTTAGCTTGAGCGCTTTCCTTTTCGGGCGCTTGTTGCTGCGCAGGTATCTGAGCTGCAGGAGCTGAAACTTCTTCTTGATGCGCTGTATTATGCTGCGCAGCTTCTTGTATAACCTGTTCAGGATTCTCATGGACTGGCTCCGGTATTACTGGCTCTTCAGGAGGAAGTGGTGGCATCGCAATCTCCTTGCGCGCCAAATCTTTTCCTACATTGAGTTGGTTCATATGTACTCCTTAGTATTGTCGGGTGTATCTCGTTCTCCGTTGAGCTTCTTGGCGAGCGTGAAAAGCTTTCCCTTCTTAAAGGAGAGCACATACGACAAGAGTTCATGCTCATCGACATGCACTTCGTTCATATTGGCTATGAGGTGGAAGCAGGCGTCCTGGGAAGGGATGGTCCACAGGTATTCAATCTCTTCGGTGAGATTGTTGTACCGGAAGACACTCTGGTCATAGTCGGGAGTGGGGCAGGTGTGTCGCGAATAGAAGTAATTACGGAATACATTAGGCAAAAGACGCTCATTCTTGGTGATAACTACGATGAAGAATTTCCCGCTGTAAAGTTTGCGATCTTTAAGCGCGCAATCAATAAGATTTTGATAATATTCTCGCGTCATCTCTTGTTGTAATGCAACCGCAGATAATTCTTGAGCTCCATTCTGGAATAAATCTAATGCCTCTTGTCCAACAGTTCGCCGCTTAGCCGAAGAAGACTTGGCCTTGGGAGTTTTAGCGGAGTAGGCTTGATTCATATCACGTACCTCGTATAAGGTGATATTGACGCCGGAAGCGCAGTGCTTCCTAGCATCGAGCACCTTATGCATATAATGTGAAGGAGAGCAAGCGATGATTACTCTAACAGTGCCTATTCTTATAGGACTTATTTCAACTGGAATAAGTGGATCATATTATGAAGCAGATAAGCGAGATTCGCATCACAAGGTGAAAACGGGAAGTATTGTGGAAGCTCATCGGCCAAAGCGGCGTCGACCTTCAGAAGAAGATAATAAGTATACGCAGGACAATGATCGAAAGAGGGCGTGGGCGGATGCTGGAAGAGGTAGAGCAATTGTGATGCCACCACGAGGACACGAACAGTTGCGTATCGCAACACGAAGGCTGTCGACAACCGATACTACGAATGCGCTTGTCATTCATTTGCCCCCACAAGAGGAAGAATCAGTCGATATGTCCGTTGTTGATCTGAGAGGCCATATGGAAGCCCAAGATATTGACGAAAGAAGCAGGAAGAGCTGGTGTGATCAGTTAATGGCGATATGCTCAGGATCTCGCAAGCGGCAAGACCCTCTGGCGCCTCCCCCACTTGCGCGCCAATACTCATATTATCCCGGCCAGATATTATCTCCTGCAACCGGATCGGAACCATTATCTCCCGAATCGGACCGAAGTGATTATGTAACGAAAGACGAACAGAGATAATGCTGAATACACCGATCTTTTCGAATTTGAATGTCGACTGGATCGGTGTTTTTTGCTCATTGTGTCAATTTGTATACGTGATATCCTTAATAATGCGTTCAACTGTTGTATGGAAGCTTGCTTGCTAATCATGCCCCATACAATTAACATGCACTCCTCGCGAGATGCACTGCTTATAGGGAGACTCTATGTCTTTTATAATTACTAACCCGTAGTCACGCTCGCTCATAGAGAGCATGATGCCTCGCAACCCCTATGCGACAGGTGTTTTGCGTGCTTAATTACTGCTTGGAGGAGCAGAGAGACCATTTTGGGGTATTATTAATATTAATTCACAATTGAAAGAAGTATATGAAAGCAATTAAAAGCAGTGCTTTGATAATCGGCTCAATGTTGTCATCTGGAATCCTAAATAGCAGTCAATATGACGCCAAGTTATTCAGCCAGCTTCGCAACGCTACGCCGAGCCAGGGAAGTCATCAGGCGATCCAGCCTCGCAGACTGACGGCGCCAGAACAAGTCTTGGCAGTTGGTCTCATGCGGCAATTTAAAAAGAATTATAAGGCGGCATCTAGCCTACTTCGCCAAGGCTACGAAGGCCAGGTAAGATTGGGTAAAGATGGAGAGATCCCTGAGTCGTGTATATTACCCCTCAACAACATAGGTAAATGCCCTCTTTCATTTAAGGATCGTGAATTCTCATCATGTAATACAATGGTTCCTCATGAGAATGTCGATGATATCCTGGGAAGACTTGATGATAAGACTATGGAGCAATATTTGACACTGGGTAAAATTGGCGTCAGCAAGGGAAGCGATGAAGCGCTTATGCTGCGATCGTGCATTGGCGGCAGAGGAGGAGGCCCCGCACTTGCGTACTATGGAGGTATCGCATTTGATGGCATATGGGCATATGCGAGCTGGAAAATAGCCGCTCGCGCGCTCAATAAGCTTCCCGATGTCGCAGACGGAGTAGCTGAAGGAGCAAAGCAACTCAAGGAGCACGTCTCTAAATTTGTTGGAGAGATGACCAATGAGGATCGCTTTCGAGGAATTGGAAGCCTCAAAGACATTGCCCACAATCTTTACCTTAGCGATAGGGCTGAATATGACCTTTTAATCAGTAAGGGATTAAAGGCTGAGGCGCTTAATCTCCTCGCCAAAATGGAAAATATGAGCCACTATACTGAAATCGCCTCAGATATCATTAAGGAAAGGGTCAAGGCTAATACCAAGTCTTACGTCGCCGACAAGCTTCTAAAGCTTCCCAAAGCCATGAAGGATTCTATCGAAAAGGGCATTGGAGGCAATATTTTTAGCGACAAACTCCAGGATGTTGCGACAGGAGCGTTTAAACATGGCGCATTTGGCGCCCTGATTTCCGTAACTTTTCAGGTTGGAAGTAATATCATATCTAATTTAAATGGGCCTGATGGAGGGACTGCGAAGATTATAGGTGGTGTTATCGGGGCATCCTCAGAACAAGTGTGGGGTGATTGGCTTGATCGACTACTTGAACCATCAGGAATTGCTGCAGTCGCAATGAGTGGATTTTGGTATGGTGGATTAAGATATACTGCAAAGACGTTGTTTTGTATGGGCCTCGCGGCCGTGCCAGGATGGTAGAGCATGATTAATTGGCTTTTATTCTATCACGTTTATCTAGCAGGAAGCTTAGGACTGATTGTTATTCATCAGTTTTGCAAAGTGCTTCCTCCGAGAACATCGAGAGGATGGATTGTGCTCTTATTAGCGCTGATATCATTATTGGTAGGTGCATGGTTCTACCTTGAACCACATCTGTATTTTGATCTTAACTCAGTTGCTCAATGGGTTCAGCTAGGAATAGCCGCGATCCTCCAACAAGGAACTACCTACATTCTATATGAACGACTGTTGAAAGAATAATACAAGAGAGAGGGGGATTTTAGGTCCCCCTCACATTTACTTACGCTTCTTTGGAATCTTAGCGCCAGTCTTACGGGCTTCTGAAAGACCTATCGCAAGTGCTTGCTTAGGATTCTTCACTTTGGGGCCCTTTTTAGAGCCGCTATGAAGCTTTCCTTCTTTATACTCCTTCATGACCTTCTCGACTTTTGCCTTACCCCTTTTAGCGGGCTTTGGAGACGCCTTTTTAGCAGTCTTCTTCATACAATGGGCGCACTTCTTCATTGATCTCCTAACGAGTTCTCGTCGTCTGCTGAAACAACAGGACGTTGTTGATCTTGCGCTGCTTGGCATCCGGTTTATATGAGATATTCGCCGGCTTGCCAAGAATGTTCCACGCTATCTTCTTGCCTTTTCCGGGCATTCTTATCATAGTTGGCATCCGTCTCCTTCTCAATTGTTCTCCGCTAGCTGATGTGACTAGCGGAGCGTGCTTAAATGACTAACAAATACTACATGCGTTAGGCGTGGTTGGCGCTGGCATGTTGGCGCAATCGATCGTTACCACAGGGCAAGGTGGACATGTTGCACCAGTTCCGCCTTGAAGCTGCGACAACAGGATGATCTTGAAGAAGGAGTTACCGTCTTCAATTCCTGTGCCAACAATGTTAACAGTACCCTGAACAGGAGTTCCAGCTCCTGCGAGAACATTGTACGCCATGGTAACAAGATCTCCTTTTTGGAGAGTTATCAAGCTATCAAGAATCACATTTTGTGAGTTGAAGAAGCTTATAAATGGCGCATATATTTCGCGGACAAGGATCCCATTAACGTA